TGTACAAAATTACAGACAAGGAATACTGGTATGTCGCTTACACACATGATGGTGAAGCTGTTGGGTTCGCTGGTATTGTTCCCTCTGCTCGTTGGTCTGATACCATGTATCTTTGTCGGGCAGGTGTTGTACTCGCTCATCGTGGATGCGGGCTTCAGAAAAAACTTATTAAAGCGCGTATTCGCAAGGCCAAAGCATTAGGCATGAACTGGGTCATTACTGACACCAATGAAAACCCCGCGTCTGCTAATAGCTTGATAGCTACAGGTTTTAAAATGTTTGAGCCATCTCAACCTTGGGGTTTAAAAACGGCGCTGTACTGGAAGTACCAGATTAAACATGCCGTATAAAGATAAAATTGTTAAGCAAACTAAACAAAAAACGTACGCAAGTACGTACTATGCCAACAATAAAGCGGTGGTAATTGCAGCAAGCAAGGCTTCCGCCAAGGCATATAAAGATCAGTGGCGTAGCTTTAAAGCTACATTAGCCTGCGTAAAGTGCGGGCAAGACCACCCAGCAACGTTTGACTTTCATCACATAGATAGCAGCACCAAAGAAGAATCAGTTAATAAGCTGATAAAAAACCGTGCATTCAAACGGGCTATGGAAGAAGTCAAGAAATGCGTTGTGCTCTGCGCCAACTGCCACCGCATACATCATCACGATGAACGGCTTGTTAAAAAAGCCAAAAAGAAGAAGGGGGCCGAAGCCCCCTAATATCACTCTTTGTTAGCAGCTTCTGCGGCGGCTTCAGCCACAGCGCCGTCCAACTCTTCTTCTGTGTCATCTTCGTCTTCAAACTCATCTTCATCGTCAGGCACGGCAATGTATTCAACTGCCCAGCCATAGTTTTCTTGAAACTGAACAAACTCTTGAAAAATCTGAATCATATCAAAATCAGTTGTTTCAATAGAAAGTTTGTTATTACCAAAGTATCCAAATTCCATTTCAAATTTCATGATGTGCCCCTATGTTTATGCAACCACAGCGGCTGCAAATTGATCGTAGTTTAACTTTGTGACAAGAAAAAGGCCACCCGAAAGTGGCCTCAAACTTACCCTTGTGGGGCTGTTTTATTAGGTTGAACCGGGGGAGCCAAAGACGCCCAATGGATCAGACCAGCCGAAGCTATAACGCTCACGGGCCTTGTAACGAACGTTACCTGTGTCGAAGTCACCATCCATAGATGTGGACAACGCCATACGCTCGAAGTGCTTCAAGCCGTTAGGAACGTCAGTTGTCAAGAACCAGCCGTTTGTGTCGGTCAGGTAGTGGTTAATTGTGTAACCTTCAGGAATTGAACCGTTGTTCTTCAACGCGTTGATGTCGTTGTCGGTTGTACCAACGCGCAGGCTGGTTTCGAGCAAACGAGTAGCAACGAACTGAAGTGCTGGAGGCACGATCAATTTCTTGGGTTTAGCAGCGATCAACAGACCACGCTCATCAGTCCAAGCTGCGATCTGAATAACAGCGTTTTCCAACGATGTTTCGTTCAAGTCAGCATTGGTTGAAGGGCGGTTGCTGTTTGTGCCACCAGACACCAATGGGTGCGCTGTAGAGAACAGAGCAACACCATCACCACCAGTATAGCTAGAGCTAAAACCGTTGTTCAAAACGGAAGCAGCCTTAACTTGCTTGGTGTAAGCCATAGCACGGGCCAAGCCCTTGGTGTAACGAGCAGACAAGCTGTCATACAAGTTATCTTCAACCGCTTCTTCAGTGATTGAGAAACCCAAGGCGATGGTTTCGTGGTTGTAGCGAGCCGTGAACGCTTCTTGCGCATTGTCATAAGCAATGGCTGAACCCTCGTTCTTGACTGGAGCAGCAGAGAAACCAGACAGTTTGGTTTCTTCTTCAAAGCTACGCTCAGATTTCTCTGTTTCGTAGATTTCTTTGTGCTCTTCGCCGTAAGTAGCATACTGCAGGCCGAACAAAGCGTTCAAGCCGGGGAGCAGTTCTTTAAGTAGTTGTGCGCGTGAAATAGCCATGGTAAGTTACTCCTTAAATGCCGGTAGTACTGTTGTACTGAGCCGTGTTGAATTTAACGAGGAACTCGTAATATGTTGTGGCGGCTACGTTGGCAGCGCCAGTCGCAGTATCGGGCACAACGTCAACAACACGTACGGGAAGTGTATTAGTGGTGTTAGCGGAAGAACCGTCAATACCGTAATACGAATCACCTGTGGTGGTAGAACCAACGTTAGCAACTAAAGCCACGTTAGAACCAACAATCGCACGGCTATAAGCTGTGGGAGTTGTGGAACTAGCGACAGTAGCGCAGACCTTGAACACAGCACTAGGATCATCCACAACAAAGGCAAAAGCCATGTTTGTTGAAGTTGACGTAGAAGCTGGGTAGCTTTGTGCGTACGTGGGTTGGCTCAACGAATTGATGTAAGAACATCCAACCAACACACCAACGATGCTACCTGAATCAGTTGTACTAGCAGCCACGATGTAGCCGTTAGTGTCAACCTTAACGGTGTCACCGTTCAGGATTGCTGTTGCGTAGGAAGGGGCGATGGGGATTTGACGGATCGCTCCGGCGTAGGGTAGACCATCCAGTCGGTTGACTGGCTTGAAACCATACGTCTTATCAATGGTAGGGTATGCCATCTATAGACTCCTTATTTAGAACCTGAACCAAATCCTGTTCCGCGACTTGATGATGACTTGCGGTCAGCAAACAAGGGCATCCGAGGGTCGTTATTTCGCATGAAATGATTGTCAACTGAATCCATCTGGTTTTGGGATTGGTTGGCATAATACTCAGCGCGGGCTTGGATGCGTTCCTTGGGAGCCTTGCAAAGCATCAGCCCACCAATTTCCACATTGCCGTTTGCGTTGTTGCCAAACAAAGCCAATTCTGGATGATCCACTGCTTTCACCGGCTCATACCCATCGCGCATCTGTAAAGACACGTTGTTGGATAACGGCTGACCTAACACGTGCGTCGCAATCCAGCGAAACATGTAATCAGGATCAGGTGTCGGATCGGGCAGGTTGCTCGGCGGTACGTATACCGTACGAGCAGATTTATCGCGTGACTTAGTGTCACGATTTGATCGGTCAATAGTTTCAGCCATTTCAGTTCTCCAGTTTTGCTACTTGTGCAGCATATTGCTGCGGGGTTAAACCAAATTTTTTCGCCAACGCTACTTGCGTTTGAGTTAGCTTAATTTTTCCTGCGCCCGTAGAACGAGACACAGAGGCAACCACTGTCGTAGGTCGCTTTTGAACCTCACCAGACCTTGGCTTGTCTTCGTTTCGACCAAACAGATCAGGAAACGTTGACTTCATGCGAGCATCAATTTGCTCGAAATATTCAGCAGAGCGGGGATCCACTCCGTTTGAGACTAGTTTTTGATGCAGCCCTAGTGCGTAGCTGGTGTATTCTTCAAACCCTTGTTGCCCGAACCACTGGTTTTTTGCCTGCCAGCGCAGAGTCTTTTCGTCGGGCTCAACCCGTGAAGGTTGGGCTTGAGGCGTTTGTACCTCAAAATTTTCTTCCTGTAAAGGGGCAGGACGATAATTTTTTATTTGTTCTGCACGAATCTTTGCATCCATCACGGCTTCTTGCGCTGCAATGATGGCGTCGTTATCAAAAGATTCTTGCGCCTCTTTGAGTTTGCGACGTGCGTCAGCCAGTTCAGACTCGGCCTTGCCCTTAGCGCCTTCAATGAGTGCTTCTTGTCCTGTGTAAACGTTTTGTTTGAGGCGCTTGTTTTCCTCAATCAACTGCTGTGCAAGACGCTCCAGCTCTTGTTTCTCACGCATCGTGGCTTCTTTGACACGGCGCTCGTCATGACGGGCGTGGGTCAACTCTTTGATGCGTCCTTTGACTTTGTCAGAATAGGATTCGATTTCTTCTTCGGTTGGATCAAGCACTTCACGATCCAGCGGCTTGCGGCCACGGTCACGCTCGGGCGTATCGTCTTCGATTTCAATCTCTACTTCACCTTCGCCTTCGATTTCAAAATCAACCTCATCGGTTTTTTTATCTTCGGTTTCGTCGGGGAACTTGTATGCTTCAGCCATGTTCTTCCTTTCAAGCGCGGGTCAGGCCGCGAGGGTCTTGCACAACAGCATCAACTTGGTCGTCGTTGATGAGACGGAACTCCTTGCCAAAAATTTTGAATCTTGTACCGGAGTAAGTACGTACTAACACAAAGTCACCTTCTTTACACCATGCTCCGTTAGGAAACTTGGCGGTGTCGTTGTACGCATCGGGGCCAACTTTCAAAACAAACAACACGGTGGTTGCTGTTTCTTCTTGGCGCATGCTTTCAATAGGCCGGACTAAGTCCAGACTTGTGCCATCTACTCGCTCAGAGATGTCGGGTACCGCGCAAAGAATCTTCCAACCTGTGGGCAGGGGAAGTTGCGTGGCCTTCAACTCGTCACTAGCTTCGGCTTCAGGTGCATCCAGAGGCTGGATGGGTTCAGGCAGTGCAAAAGCACCGGGGGAGAGATCAAGATCACTCATTGGATTCTTCAACTTTCTGTGCAAGGTCAAGTAGATAACGCTCTGCAAGGGCTAGACCCTGAATAATCCCGCAGAGTTTTTGGTACTCTTCAAAAGTACGGCACGAACCACCAGCCAAGTCATCGGCATAGTTGTTCATGTCAGTGCGCATTTTTTCACGTAATACGCGTACGAAGTCTTGGATCATGATTTGGGCTCACGTTGTTTGCTGTTTGAGAGCGCAGTAGTTCGCGCTTGTAAATCCATCTGGGCTTTACTCTTTGCGATGTCAGCCCCCATTTGGACGCCGGCACGTTCTTGGTCAAACTGTTGTTTGGCTTGGCTTTCTTTGATTTGCGCACCTGTGCGTAAAGCGTCCAATTCCAGTTTGCCTTTGACTTCTTGCTCTTTCAAAGCTTGCTCGTCGGCTTTGGCGGCAGCGTCCATCATGATCTTCTGTTTCTTAAGTTCCAGCTCTTGGCCACGTAACTGCAGCTCTTGCATCTGCATCTGGATAAGTGGGTCTTGCGCTTGCTGTTGGGCTTGCGCCTGTGCAGCTTTGGCTTGATCTTGCATCATCACTTGCTGTGCGGCCTGCGCCATCATGCCCGACAACGCAATCTCAATCTGAGGTGGCAACTTCTCATCTTCGGGAGGCAGAGGCATACCAAGCTGCTGCTCGATTCTCTGGCGCATCTGGTAACCGACGTGCTCTGCAACGTGGGCAGTGATTGCACCCATAATCTTTGGAGCCTGTGGGTTTTGCCCGATGAACTGCTGAAGCATGGGGTCTTGCAAGAGCATCATGTGCACTTGGATGTGTGAGGCGTGATCTTGATGCAAGAACGCCTTGAGGGGTGTGCCTTTGAGTGCATTTTGATTCTCCTGCACGGGGTCGATCGGTTTCATGTCTTCTTCGATCGGCACCAGTTTTTCCGCGTTCTTGATGCCCAACACGTTGAGCATGCCGCGGTGCAACTCTGGCAAGTTGTAAATATCGGGAGCCATCTGCGCCATCTGGATCACAGCTTGGTACTGGATGACGCGCTGGGACATGGTCGCAGCGTTGGGGTCTGACACGGGGATCACGTCCACCAAGTCGTAGTCTTTTTTCTTGGCTTTCTTTGTGCCGTACTCAGGGTTGTATGTGTAGTCTGGGTCGGTGTAGTCGCGGATGATGTCCTTGAGTAACTTTAACTCCTGCTTCATGGCAAAGTGCACACGAGCCTGAACAGCCGTCATCACTTTAAGCTGACGCTCCAACAATGCAAGCGTTGTGCCCACGGGCGCGTTGGCGCTCATGTCGGACACTTTCATGTCAGCAGTTGCGGCAAAGCGGCGACCTTCATCAACGATGGTCTGCATCAAGTTAAACAACGTAGCGCTTGGCTCCTTGTACGGGAGCGGCAAGATGTTGTCTCGAATCGTGCCCGAACCAACGTCTACGTCACGGAACTCTCCGGGAGCGATTGGTGTGTCGTCGCCTTTAATTCGCAGGCCACGGGTTTTAAGTCCACCGGGCAAGTTGCTGAGTGTTCCTGCATCGACAAGCTGTCGCATGAGGGATGTAGCGGATTTAGCAAAGCCTCCGATAAGGTGGAAAAGCCCGAAGCCGTAAGCTCCAAAGCCCGGAATATATTGGTAGTGAACGAAGTGCTGGCGCTTGAGTCTGAGGTCATCATCTTCCTTCCAGTTGCGGCGGATTGACAGGATGTCGTTAGAGCCTTTAATCAGCGTAACAACGTACGGCAGCATGATGCCCGTCTCTTCACCAGAGTCGTCTTCATCCTCGTAGCCCTCAAGGTTCAAGTCGACGTGGCACTCATACAGTGTGTAACGGTCGTCATTCAGGTCGCTAAAGCCGGTCTCACGATCCTTGGCTTTCTGAATATCTGTCAGGTCTTTTGGCGCATCAGGCAAATCGATGTCTAAGTAGAACCCAGCTTGCTGAAGCTTGATAATCTCGTTCTTGGTCTTACGCATAACGTGCGTGATGCGGTAGCACGTATCCAAGTCCGTTGTGCCGTAAGGCAGATACATGTCTTCCGCAGGAATAAACATTGACACTTGACGGCCAAGGTTGGGGTCGTAGTACACCTTTTTAAACGCAGAGCCTGTAGCTGGCAGTGACCAGAGCATGCGCTCGTGTTCAGCGCGGTACTCCGTCATATTCTCGGTCAGCTCATAGTTCATGTCGTCTTCAACGTTAGACGCAACTTCTCTAAGCGCTGGGGTTTCTTTGCCAATCAATTTGGAGCGCACAGGGCCAGAGGCAGGGAACGTTTCCGTGATCGTCTCAGCTTGAAAGCGCACCACGGCTTCGGTAATCATTGGGTGGAACACACCACACGCGCCGTTCCAAGGTTCTGTGCGTTCTTCAATCTGAAGCCCAAGCAACTTCAGACCGTCAACGTACGTTTTTTCCCAATCCTTGCGGCCATTCTTGTCGTTGTCAATGTCAGACACCAAGTCCCCTGCCAGCGACTGCAAGGCGCCATCGGTTATGTACTCAGCTAAGTTGTCGTCAAAGCCTTCTTCAGCGTCATCTTCTCCGGGCTTAAGCGTAATCTCCATCCCGTCCATGCCAATGGTGACTTCTTCAGGATCAACAATTTCAATCTCAAGAGGTGACTCCTGCTCTGCCAGTGCATCAATCCCTAGTGGTTGTTGGTACAGCGCTTTGTCGATGTTCGTTGCCATGTGTGTTCCTAATAGTATGCGTGTGTTCTACGGCGGAAGATTTCAAGGTCATCCTTCTCGTCCGTTTCCAAACTGATAAAGCCGCCTTGCCTAAAGCGTAGCAGCGCCTGTGTTGTCGTATCCACGAAGTCGTCGTGCTCCCCAACTGGGAACGCGGCCATCTCTTCAATCACTTCCCGTGCCCAGCGTGTGTCGGGTGCCCAGACTTTACCTGAACTGAATAAATCCGCAACCGCGTTGACTCGCACCATCTTGTCGTTGCCGCGTGATGGGCTGAACTCTTGGACTGGGATTCCTAGTGCCCGCAATTCCTGAATCAGCGGCGCACCTGCTGCTTTTTTCTCCACAATAAACGCATCAGGTTCCCACTCTTTGTATTGTTTAAGCGCCACCACCTTAAGCTCAGGGAAAGCCATGCGATCTTTAAACGCATCCAAAAGGATAACTTGGGGCGAATCATTTTCTTCCTCGTTGTAAAAGATGCCCCACGTGGTGCAAGCGGAATAGTCTGAGTTGTTCTTGGTTTCAAACGCCGTATCCCAAGACTGGATGATGTATTCACACCTTGGTGGATCTTCTGCTTCCCAAATACGCCACATCTTGCGGCTGACGATGGCGCTGTTCTCAGATGTGGGCTGCTGCATGTACTGGGCGTTCCAATACCTTGGGTCAATACTTGCCTTGGTTGACTTCAACGCTTCAAGCGACCACTGCTCTGGCCAGAGGGACTTCTCGGTATCTTCGCCTTCATTCAGGATGGCCGGCAACTCCACAATCTCCCAAGGGATGGCCTCTGGGTTCTTAGTCTGGTAGTCAATCAAACGTCCAGTCAAGTCCAAAAGAGACCAGCGTGTCATCACAATAATAATCCCGCCACCCGGCATCAAACGCTGAAGCGGGCCCGTCTGGAACCAAGACCAAGCTGTATCAAAAGCTAGGCGGCTGTTGGACTTAACGTCCTGCTCCGAGTGAGGGTCATCAATAACGAACAGATCAGCACCACGACCAGCAAGAGCGCCTCCGACACCAGCCGCGTAGTATTGACCTCCGGCGGAGGTACTCCATTTACCAGCAGCCTTTTGGTCGTCTGCAACAAGCGTTTGAGGAAACACTTCACGGTATTCCTCCGAATCAATCAAGTTCCTGATGCGCCGGCCAAAGTCTTCAGACAGACCCGCCGTGTGCGTACCCATGATGATCTTCTTCTCAGGGTATTTACCTAGAAAGTATGCGGGGAACAAGTATGAGGAGAACTCAGACTTACCCATACGTGGCGCGATGTTGATGATGACTCGCTTCTTGCGGCCTTCTACAACGTCTGTAAATATCTTGGCCAGCTTCTTGTGATGGGGGCCGATTTTGAATCCGGGGTATACCGCAGAAGCAAACCCGAGCATGTTGGTACTGGCCGCTTTTAGGCTGGCGCGTTTCTCTCTAAGCTCTAAGTCTTCAAAGAGTTCCATTTTTTCTTGCACGGACATGTGCGGCAAAGCCTTTTGCATGGCTTCCAACTCAAGCTTACTGAGTGTTGTAAAAGCGTCACGCTTCATCTGTGTCTTCTTCGCTTATGTCAACCACGTCGATCACGCCCATGAACCTGTTGAGCTTCTCTTTGATCCGCGCTTCAAGTTCGGTATCGGACATCTCTGTCTTCTTGACTTCAATCTTCTCTGTAAAAAGACCCACTTCTGTAACTTTACCCAGAAGGCCAAGCGCCTTGAGGCGGATGTTGGCGTTGGGGTGTTCGGTTTCCTCAACCAACTTGGCCACTGTGTAGCCTCTGATTTCTTTGGCCTGCTGTACAAATTCCCAGTCGTAGGCAGAAAGCATCCCTACAAGTTTTTGCACGGCTTCCGGCGTTTTAATATTTGCCAGAGAAGTATGCGTCATTTCCGCAGGTTTGGCGGTAACAATGTTAGTGAAAGCAGTACGTGCTGCTTGGCTTTGCGCTTGATTGACCAAAGTATCTGTGTCTACAGCCCCTAGCTCTTTGAGCCAGTCCACTGTCTTGACCATGCCATCTACTGCGTCCGATGGATCGGTTTTTTCCATGGGGACGAAATCACCTAAGTGAGCGTGCACTTCGGGTTCGAAATTAATTAAGTGTTCTAACATTTTGCGCATAAGCCCTTGAACCTGCGATGTAGATAATGTACACTTAAATCGAGTGGGTGCGCAAGCGCTTGCTTTCTCCTTGATGGTTATTGAGTTGCCATCTTTAGCCCCCGGATCGCAAGGTTCGGGGCTTTTTTTCGTCTGTACAGAGGGGGAGTCAAACGTTAGACAAAGGTATTTCTGAATTTTTATAAAATTTTTGTAGTGAATACTTTGGTTTGTAGGAATTTGTTATCTGTGTATTTTGTTTTTAGTTAGTTTCTGCAAAGTTTGTTGTGCGGTTATGGAACAGTGTTCGTGTCTGGCAGCAAGGGCCATGGTCAATTTGTGGTGATGGGGGTGCGGTGGGGTCGGCAAAAACCCAAAATCGGGTCAAAAATGCCAAAAACAGGGTCAAAGTGACCCGAAAACAGAGGGATAGAGGGCGATCAAACAGGGGTCACAGCACAATAGAGGTTGTCAAGGGGATAAGCCCTCGGCAATTCAATTAACTCAAGGAGAAATCATCATGACAAACAAAGCAAAAGCATTTACAGTTCTCAACACATTCGCAGATTCAAGGGTCGCGCTCATCCAAGGCATGAAAGGCGCGGGCTACGCGACAGTCGAGGAATGTCGCCCCATTGTGATCGAATGGGCTTGCGAGAAAATGGGCGTGGGTGAAGCGGGTTTCAAGGTGCATGACGTCACGGGTAAGGTGTCACTCATCACCAGTAACCCGAAGTACGAAACAACCAAGACTGTGGTGCGTGATGTCATCAATATGCTCAAGGGTGTTACGCGTAGCAATTCAAGCGCAAGGAAAGAACCGCTTGACCCTGTTGCGAAAATCATCGAAGCCTTCAACAAGCTCACACCCGCAGAGCAACGCAAAGCCCTGAAAGCTCTCGTTGCATGATTTTCGGGTCACAGTGACCCGCTTTTTTCTGCGAACCCGAGGGAAAGAGCTTCTCTCGGTGTTTCGTTTCTTGTCTAATTCAAAACCCAAAAGGAGAAAATCATGAAACTTATCAGCGTTGACAGAAGTTGGCCTACTCACGACACTTTCGTAATCGAGAAAAACAATGTCGTGTATTGCGTAGAGATCAGCAATTATTACGACAACAGAGACGAGGTACGTGAGATGTACAGAGAGCGCAAGATTCGCAAAGACTCAAAGCTACATACCGCCTTACACGCCTTTGCCAAAAGCCATTGGCACTAACCCACGCCTGATATTTCAACATCTAACCCCAAGGAGAACCTCATGTCCAAATTCAAACATTACTCACCCAAGCAAGTCGCGCTCGCTAAGTGGAACAACGAGCAACGCCCCAAGTACATGGAGAAGATCGAGCGTGATGCCAAGCGTAGCTTCATGCTCAGACGCGTGGAAGACATGGAAGCCCAAGCCGAAATACGGGTCACGATGACCCGAAAATCTTAAATGTGCATTAATCTGATTTTTTACCACCTATCCATAATTACTCAACAATTCCAGCGTCTTGGACACTGCAACCCCGCATGAATCCTAGCGTCCGCAAAAACTGTCCTTATTATTTATCTTTTTAAATATATTTATATATATAGGAGTGCATCTGTATATGTGTGCATTTATTTTTGCAAGCCCGACCATCCTTGTGTTTATCCTTTGGCTTGTTTGTTATTTAAAAACGATATATAATCGAGACAGATTTCGTGAGAGCAAGTGTTCATGCGGTCTTGCGATGTCCAAACTGCTGTCCATCCCGAGTAATTGCGGACAGTTTCGTACTACTTAACTTTAAAAGGTGCATTAGTCATGGATACCCGACACATCAGGCGTAAACCGCCCAAGCAAATTGACCTCTACAAACTCAGCGCAAAGCAGCTTCACAACCACATCATGCGTGAACCCCTACCAACGGCACTGACCGAGGACATCAAAGAAACCTTCAGAAAAAAGAAAACCGCAGTGCCTCAGACGCTTGAGGAGTACCAAGAGATCGTGCTCAACAGCCGCTTCAAACTGCGTGATGAAATACTTGCCAACAAAAACGCACAACGTTCCGACAAGATCAAGCGAACACATCACGCAAAGTTATGGCGTGACTTGATGTCGCCCCTCAAATACGAACTGACTAATGCACAAGTCGGAGTAAGGTACAAGAGCGTGCATCCCACGCCTGAGCGTGACCTTGCGTTCACCGCATACATCAAGGTGCTAGAAAAGATGGTGATGAAGATCGAGGGCTACCAAATCCACGGGCTCACGCCATCCCAACTGGCACAAGACAGTGACATCCCCAACAACGGATCGCATTGGACTGACTGGATGCCCGAGCACAAGAAGCGTGAGATTACTGCACTCTTTGAAGCTATCCCTGTTATGCCGCGCACCAAACGCAAGGTACCTTTTCCAAGGACGCAACGCCCACCCGCACCGAGCCGTGGGCTGACCAAGATTGAGAGACTCAAGCAACGCACAACGAAAGAGCTTGAGTTAGTACAGCGTGAGTACGCTATCGCACCGACTGACAAGCGCAGAGAAACCATTGGCAAGATGCGTCAAGCCTTGCGGTGGATGGATGACATGAAGCCAAGCGAGTTCGTACCACCGACATGGCATGGGATGTATCCAGACTAATGCACAAAAGAAATGTGTGACTGCTTCGCCGTGTGGCAGTCGCACCCTACCTTGAAACTCACACGGCACTTGCAACTAAGGAGAAAGTAAATGAGATACCAATGGAATACAGGCAGAGGTTATGCCGAGGATGGTCAGCGCATGGTCGCTGAAGTTGTGGGCAACGAGCTTCGGTTCGCTGATCTATCACGCCACATACAAGGAACGATACCACTCGGTGCGTTTCATCGGCTAGACAGGGAGAGCATCGGGTTCTTCAAAGAGTTCGTGATGTTTAACTATGACTACGGAAACTACTCGGGCAACAGCAACAACCTTACATGGGAGGAAACGAAATGACTTACTTAACAGACGCACAACTGCACAAAGCAGCGCAGTACCTTGAGACTAGAGAGGGAGGATTCGCTAACGCCATCGCCCTCGCATACTACCGAGCAGATAAAGACAATGAAAAGATTCTGCTCAACGCTTTCGCACCCTTGTTCGAGAGAGCCTACGAGAAGTGGGCGAACTATGACACAACAACCAAAGGAGAAAGTAAATGAAATCAAAAGTAGATAAGACACTCACGCTCATGCTGACGGCCATCTTCATGCTGTTGGTATTCATCGGGTTCACGATGATGCTAGAGGTAGGCGTTGGATACCTGTGGCTTGCCATGTACACCATCGGTACGCATGGCTTGGCATATCAGGTGTTCGACTATTTTGTAACTGAGGCAACCAACTAACGGGTCACAGTGACCCGATTTTATAAAGGAGAAAGCAATGACTACAAACGATACATACGATGGCACAAAGATGCTACAGACCATTGATCTCGCGGAGCAAGCTATCCGCATCGTAGATCATGACCTCATGGTAGCGTGGCACACAGCCCGCGACACCGATACTGCCATAGCCATTGACGAGAAGCGCGATGCTAGGCGGTGGATCAACCGCGAGATACAACGCTACAAGATGCACGAGGTTATTCGTGCCGCTGTTCTGCTTGCCCGCCCTCGTGACTGGCAACAGATGCTGCTTGAGTGGCCACACGTATCCCAAGGCGACAAGTCCAAGATCGCATACACACAGAACGAGGCCAAGGGTCAGCGTGACATTCAGACTGTCACATCGGTGGGCAAGTATCTCAACAGACACTTCGACTTACCCGATCACATCATCCGTGATCTTGTCTCACGCTACGGCTCAGCGGCTCGGTTCCAACTCGTACACACTACCGCTGAGATGATCTACCACTTGCATCGTGGCCCCAAGTCGTGCATGGTGTGGAGCGAGGATCATGGCGTCAAGTGTGATGATGGCGTGACCCGTCACCCCTATGAGGCGTATGACCCCAAGTATGGGTGGCACATGGCTGTGCGCATCGAGGGTGATGTGACGATGGGTCGTGCTCTGTGTATGACCTCACCGCAAGATGGTGTCAAGTATTTCGTTCGCAGTTACCTACGCCCATCAAGCGAGTCTTCGTACAGTCAGACAGATGACGGCATGGATACGTGGTTGCGTGAGCAAGGCTATACCAAGGAAAGTTACTGGCGCGAGGGTGAGAAGATGGCTTACCATCCTGCGCGGGACAACTTCCTTGCACCCTACCTCGATGGCGGTGAGCGTCACGTTGATGTCAACGAGCATGAGCGCTGGCTTGTGATCGACTCCGATGGTGACTGGATATGCGAGAACACTGGCGGATATGCTACCAACGATGAGGAGGACGAGAACTCCTTTGACTGCGAGGACTGTGGCGACCGCACCTCTGACGATGACGGGTACTGGATCGGACGTGGTGAGGACACCCGTGTCTGTGAGTCGTGTCTCAATGACCACTACACCTATGTGTATGGCAGGCGTGGCAATCAATACTATGTGCATCAGGACAACGTGGTGTATGTCGACTCGCAGAGTGAGTCCTACGATATGGACTACCTGTCTGATAACGAGATCATCGAGCTTGAGTGCGGTGAGTACGCCCCGATGGATGAGGCCATTGAGATCAATGGTGACTGGTACCTGATGGACGATGAGCGTGTGTGTCGGTTCGAGGACACCGATGAGTACGGCTTGACCGAGGACGGATGGCAGTGCGCTCAGTCGTGCAACTGGTACACCGATGACTGCGAGGACTACACCGAGTACAAGGGCGAGCGTTACCACGATGACTACGTACCGCAGGAGATAGCTGACGCTACGGCTGACAAGCGCATCGATGAGGACGAGGGTATGCCTACCATGCTGACGATGGATATGCTTGACAAGGTGATGATGATATGGGACTACGCCTTTTATGTTGACCGAGTAAAGATCAGCCTGACTTACACGCTTGACGGCCGTATGCTATATGCCGAGCGTGTCTTCACACTGGAGTTCATTAGCGGTATCGACAACGAGGCGTTCACCAAACTGATACGCACCGAACTCAGCACCAACCTCATGGCACAAGCCAATGAGATCGCAAACAAATACTTAGAAACACAAGGAGAATGAACATGAACAAGAAATCAATACTACACAAAACCCTAGCCCGCGCGTTGTCCGCCAAGCGTCCTCACAATACTGTTGCTGTCTCTGACTTTACCGAGTGGCTATTCAACGCACTACCTACTGAGCTTAAGTCATTCACATCTGTGGATGGCGCTGGTAATCTTCACATCGACAACCGCGTAGCAGGTAGCCGTACCCTGTTCATCGCTCACGTTGACACAGTACACAAAGAGACAGGTGCTAACAAAATCAGGAAGACCGCATCAACATGGTATGCAGACGGCGCGGCTCTCGGTGCTGACGATGGTGCGGGTGTGGCCATGCTCATGCACATGATCCACTCAGGTATCAATGGCTACTACATCTTCAGCCAAGGCGAGGAGTGTGGGGGTATCGGTGCTAAGTATCTTGAGAAGAATCACGCTGACCTACTCAAGCAATTCGATAGAGCCATAGCGTTTGACCGCAGGGGTACAGATAGCATCATCAGTCATCAGGGCTGGAGTCGTTGTGCATCCGATACATTCTGTCAGGCGTTGGCCGATGCGCTTAACCTACACGATGAGAACCTGATGTATACCCCTGACGACACGGGTGTGTATACGGATACCGCTGAGTTCACCGACATCATCCCCGAGTGTACGAACATCAGCGTGGGGTATGACCATGAGCATAGTCAGCAAGAGTGTCTCAACATCAACCACTACGAGCTACTGTCTCAAGCGGTACTGCAAGTTGAGTGGGACAAGCTGCCTACTGATCGTGACCCGACTGTGCCTGAGTACAAGCAGACCAAGTACGACACCGCATGGTGGTCTAACTACAACGTGTATGACGACACCAACGCACACAACAAACACATCGACAGCAAATACTTTGGCACATGGCAAGACGATGACTACTGGGAAACGGAGGACTTGCTTGACGCTATCGATGACGCGCTTGATGGGAGTTACGACTTCTTGCTTGAGCTTATCAGCGAGGCGGTGTATCCCGAAGACCCGATGATTGCTAAGCGGTTCTTGAGCCGCAAGCTACTCACCAAAGAATTATTACAAGAGGCCATCACAATGGCTCACACCTACGACTCGGCGACTGTACTGTGTACGTTGTTCGATGCCATTCACTGTGAAGCATAAGCGGGTCACTGTGACCCGATTTTAAAAAGGAGAAAGTAAATGAAACTGTTTGTAATTTTTGGTGACATCTTTTTTACC